ATCCTATTTTTGATTGTTATGGAAAGAAAAATACCGGGGTAATTGCAGGTAGGATATTCAGATTTTATTTTATTCTTTAATTTTTATTTGGGATCTGGATATTATTTAAACAAACACCCCAGGAAATCATCTTTCCTAGAAAAATATGGCCGGGAATTAAAGGCTCCCGGCCAGAACCTCTTTTTCTTACTTACGAGCGAAGTCTCTGAGAAATACCAAACTCATCCGTTGCCAGCTGATCATAATTTTCAGCGTCAGTGTAAGATGAGAAGGGCTCTTGGCTCAGAATATCTGAAACATTGATTGTTACAGTTTCCTGGACAAGGGCTGTATCTGAAGCATAAGAAACTGAATAATCTGATATCCAGCATGCTTCATAAACAGTGATTAATGCTTGAACTTGCCCGGAAGGATTTCCTTCCAAACCTGATTGTTCATCAATGTCCAGATCCACATCCCCAACATTCGCCTTCAAACCCGTGTTGTCAATGGCCAATCTGCTAAAAACCATTTCTTGACGGATATCAAAAGGCCAACGGTGGTGGCGCAGAGAACGGACAAGGCCATCAATGCCTGCCTTGTATCCAAATACCTGAAAGATGTTGGACACATACAAAGCACTTCTGGTTACGGAGATAGTCATAGGATCTGTAACACCCGGAACCAATTCCGCGATATGATCTCCGAATCCAATACCACGTATGGGTTCTATAGTACGGGCTTCACTAGGGTCAAATGTTGCTATGACCCCGATCTGCTTGAATAATCCCGCGGCATTAACCGCAAAGATTCTGTTTTTAGAGCTAATTACCGAAAGAGTATTTGGAGAAACACCCTTACGGAAAATATAGCTATCATAGTCACGGGTTGCCATTTGTAATTCCTCCTAATTGGAGTTCATGTATATAAAACCAACTGCTTTTTAGAACAGTTGGGCGAGGTTTGCTTTTTCCTGATCTGACATTTCACCGACATCATCCATGGACATAATCCCTGTCGGGACTTCGATGCCTGCAAAAGTCACGGAAGCCAAAATATCCGTATTAACCGGGGTGACAACCGCTTCTTTTGGCTCCTCTTTTACCACTTCCTCTTTCTTGGGCTCTTCCTTCTTCTCTTCTGCTTTCTTGGCCTCTACGGGCTCTTCCTTTTTGGGCTCCTCTTTCTTGGGTTCTTCCTTTTTCGGAGCAGCCTTGGATTTATCTTCCGTGGGGGCTTTCTCTTCCATAGGAGGAACTTCCACCGCAGGGGCATCATCATCGGCTACAACACCGATTATCTCTGACACGAGAGAGCGGGCGACAGCCGCGGAGGCTTCTTTTGTCCAGAAATCTGAGGCCGCATCACGAACTTTCACTGTGTCCGAAGGTGCCACAGGATGACTTGGACCGGACATTTCGGTCGGAACATCTTTTGCGGATTCATACTCATTTAGAATGCGGGATGCATCCGTGATCACCGGAAGGCTGAAATCCTCTTTGGGCATTTCCAGATTCACGATATCTTCTTTAACATTTGCAGAAGAAAGTTCTTTAGCAAGGGAATCCGCAGTTCCGGCATGGGCCGAATTCGCAAGGGCCATCAAGGCTGAGAAAATAATAAGGGCTTTTCCTGTCAACCCCAGCTTGGCAATGACTTCTTCAGAGGCAACTTTTTTGCCTTTATTTTCTCTGTATGCCTTGGCAACCGCTTTCGCTTCCTGTGGGGAAAGACCTTTTAAGGCATTCAGGATTTTGTCAAAAGACAGGCCTGCCGTGACTTCTTCCGCGGCCTCTTTAGGGGTCACCTTTGCTTTGCACTTCACGCAATACTTTGTCTTTGACAGCACTTTTGTACCACACTTCGGACACGGAAAAGTTTCCGCAGCCAAGACTGTTTCCAGGTCCGGTGCTTCCGACGCGAGACGGGGCATGAGTTCTTCGTCTGACATCTTGGACAGGGCCTGGGCCATCATCGAAAGATCTGCAGCGATAGGGTCCGAAGGATTCTGAAAGTTTTTCGACAGAACATCTAAACTGGCGATAAGAGTCTTGCGATCCATTATAGTAGCCTCCCGGTTTAATGTACGGTTTTTATGCGGATAAAAGTCAGAGTTGTGCTTCTGATCTTTAAAGGCTGCACATGCTTCCGCTTTAGCCTTTTCATATGACTCATTCTTGAGTATCTCCTCATCTCGAAAATAAACACGGTCTTTAACAGGAACCCGTGTCGGGTCAATGAGAAGATCCAAGATGTTGTTTGCTACTTTTTTTGAACTTGCCATTAAAAGCTCCTGATTAAAAATGGAGGGCTTTATTAAGGCCCTCCATTTTAGTTGTTATAAACGGGTCCTAAGATTAAAGGTAACCACAATCCAGAGCAACGGCAGGACAGGGCTATACGTTGCAACAACCTGGATCGTTGTCGGATCGACAGGATCTGGTATTGCTGATACTCCTGTAAAACCTGTAATGATCTGGGCTTTAACCAGGGAACTGAGATAGGACTTAACGGTTGTCGTAATCTCAGAGGTCCGTGAACTCAGGAACTTCTGGCCAATATAAGGCATTAGGGCATTACGAATACCCTGCTGGACAAAGTCCTTTATCCTGATCACAGAAGGTGTCCGAGTAAGTACCGAGGTCACATCAGTGGTCAGGTCAATCTTAACAATGATTCCAGATGCCTGTTCCTCAAGAATAGTCACGCCAGCATTGGCAACCTGGGCCTGGGTAACCGTATCCAACCTACGATACAGCCGAGAGAATCCAACAACGGGTTTCCGTGTCAGAGGCTCCGCTACATCAAAGGCCGGAGAAGTGTCCCGTCCAGAAATGGCCGCGGCAAGAAGTGATCCACCAACCAGGAATTCCGTCTCATTACCAATGGAATCGGTAAGAGTCACAACGGCCCCGTCCGGATAGAGACCCGTCATACGTTCGCTATTGTAAGACTGGGCAAGGGCCATAGCCTGTGTGGGTGTCTGACCCGTAGCAAATCCGAAATAGGTCATCCGTTCATTGGCGTATCTAATGGACGACTGAATGATGTTACTGGTCTTTGTATAGGAAAGAACTGCATTACCCAGAGAAGACCCTGACTCAACCAGCGGTTCCATCAAAGCCGGACGCAATCCACCTTGCATAGGCAGGGTGAATGTGTCGATGGCCGCAATGTACTCTGTAGAAGGAGCGTCTGAAGCACCCGCGGTTTTCTGAACCTGCATCAGAATTACCCCTGGAGCTCCATTAAGGAACGCCAAGTGGGCTGCCAAGGCCAGCTTGTTGTTGACATTGAGAGGTCCTGTATATGCAAGAGCATTCTTTTCTGTCGTCACAAACACGGCAGGCAGGAGGCCGTCAGCAGTGAAAGGCTTTCCATTATTGAAAGTCACATAATAGAAATCCCCGATGCTGGGCTCATTACCGGACTTGTTGTATGTGTTGACAAGACCTGTATCCCCGACAGTAATACCAACTGTATCGGACACAAGAAGCTTCACACCTGGAATGGCCCGTGTAGCAACACTGGTCTGGGTAATGAATTCCGGAGACACACTGTATCCAATGTAATCCCCAGCCAGATAAGCACCCGCATCCGGAGTAACGAGAGTCACTCTGAAGGCTGTTTTTTTGTCGATGTATGTCTGGTTCAGGGTCCCGGTATTATCCCCGGCAGAACCTGTTCCGAGAGGATTGTCTGAAGAAACCGTGTACGTCGTAGCATCTGCAAAAGTAAGCGTGACCAATTCTTCCATGGCATACCCTGGAAGAACCTGCGTGTCACGATTTCCGGCCCCTATTCCAAGCGGGTATTGAATACCCGTATTTCCGAGGGAATTTACTGAAGGATTTACTGAAGAATCAGACGCGGACCATGTTACGTCCATGGCGATACCCGAATCTGTTCCAACTAAGGAATAGGTTCCGACACCTGTAACACCCGTCGTGGTATCGGTAAGAGTCCAGGAATCATCCGAAAGTAAATTCTGATATTCCGTGACAAAAACTCTTTGACCGACTGTTGGAGCCGTAGCCAGAGTAATTGATTTAGTGGCTCCACTCATTTCAACGATGGCCACCACGGAAGCATCCGAAGCAGCTGTGCCTACATAGGCCGTGAGTAATCCAGGATTGTCAGTGACTTTTCCTTCACCAGTACCTGTAGTCGGAATAAAAGGAATCGTAAAGGTCTTATTAATTCCGTTTACTGTTCCATCTGTTGCAGACTGTCGGTACACTTTATTGTCATAAAGAGTCGGGTCGATCTGATCGAGGAAATAAGTAGATCCGGAAGTATTTGTCCCGTAAGCTACTTTATAACTGTTGCCCCAATTGATTGTATTGAATGATCCCGTGGTATCCAGGATATAATCTGTTTCATTGTTGAAATCAGTGGTACTTGGGCTGAGACCAACACGGGTGATCTCATCAATGGTATGCGAAGGTAGAATGTCGAAAGTATTCTGATAATCATTGTTGAAATAGGAAATGGTTACCAGAGCCCCACCCGCAGGAGCAGCAGCAAGAGTGACTATACCATCTGCACCATCCACAGCAGAAACAGTTACCGCTGAACCATTGACCTTTGCAATTACTTTTGTGGGGTCAGTAGTAATGGTCCCACCATTATTTCCGCTGACAATAGGCACATAATCCACTTTGAACGTAGTGTTTGTGCTATCCGCCTGGGCGCTGACATCTTCATTGGGTTGGAAAGTATCGGTGCGTTTGAAGTAGTAGGAAATTTCCACAGTGTCACCGGTAACAGGAGCATTGACCAGAGAAACTACCCCGGTGCTACCCGCAACTGCTGCGACAGGAACCGACACGGAATTCACATAGGCAACTACGTCATTGGGATTTGTTGTGGTAGTTCCAGTACCCGAACCTGTAACAATCGGGTAATAGGTAACTTTAAAATTGCGGTTGACACCATCAATGGGGTAATCAACACTGGTGTCAGACATGGGTTCTTTATTTACTTTATTGTCCGCCATGGAACTGGATCCACGGATCATTTCATAGGCTGTGACGGGAATTACTTCGTCAGCAACGCCAATGAAAGCTGGAACACGAAGTCCACCCGCAGCTGTTGCCGTAGGGGCTTCGTTGAGTGTCTGAGTATAAACACCCGGAAACGCAAATGAAGGGAAAGGTCCGATAGCCATAGAATATACCTCCATTAAATGAGAAAGATTTTTTACCGTTATTTTGGATCGGTTATTCTATTTGGATCTGTTCATACATTTTATTTATTATCTTATCCACAATAAATGGAGGTCATTACTCCACAACTTAAAAAGCTCCAGCACCACTGAACTGTCCAATACCTTTTGCTGCTCGATCTTTCCTGTGCTGCTGAAGAGCACTTACATACTCTTTTCTTCCCTTAACAGTCTCTTTATCTCCAAGACCCATAACGGGCATGAATTTCCCGTCCTTAGACTTGGGCAAATCAAAAGTTTTTAATTCTTTTCCGGAGCGTCTTTTTGACTGCTGATCATGATACTTCTGCCACCTATTATTTGCTTCTCTGCCAATCGTCATATCGACGGGTTCTACCGTAGTCCCACCTGCAACTACCGGAGCAAAAGAACTCATTTGACGATTCGATACCGATCCACATTTACGACAGGGGGTGGTCGAGTCATTCGTTGAATACTTTAACTCCTCAAATTTCAATCCACAAGTCTCGCAAACATATTCGTATAGTGGCACGGTATCCTCCATTTTATTTAGATGTTATAT